AAAAAATCTTTTATCAAATATAGTTATTTTTTCTTACTATCAAAAATATATTTATAAAATCTCCAAATTTTCTCATCTAATATATCTTTACCAAACGTTTCCTTAGACACAAATACTACTTGTCCATCATCCTCCCTTACGAGCTTATAAGTACTATCCTTTTGAATTTTAGGATAAATCCTAATATACCTCTTGTTACACCAAATAAAAGCATCGTAATGGCTCTTATCAGGCACAAACATATACTTAAGACTTGGCTTCTTCTTCTTCATCGTATAACGTACATCCCCTTAGGTACTGACCTTGTGAGGAGGTATTGAATTCCATACCGACTTGCATCTATAAGGTGATTGAAGGAGTCAATAGGCTTCAGCCCTTTAACACTCCAAACGTAATTATTAAACTCCTTGACTAAGTTCTCACCCTCCACATTTATATTGTAGTCTTGCATAAGGGCAATACCGGATAATATACTACCTTTCTTTTTTATAGTAGGAGTCATATTAAGAGGTGGGTTTTTCATCTTCATCTCACTAAGGAGTCGAGGTTCTGAGTTATCAGCAACTATTAAATTCCTACCTGCTATCCTTATACAATAATCGTATATTTGGGAGGTAACTAATCCCTTCTTATATAGATGTTCTTTGAGCCAAATTATCTTTCGTTCTTTATCCACCGCAATCTCCACAAGAGCTGAGGGATCCTGCGAGAATCCGAAATCTAGTGCGAATATTGAATCTATCTCTTCGTTAAACTTTCCTATTTGCCAATCAGTAAAGACTACACCTTCTGCCTGCTGTAGCCACCCTCCCATTATTTGATGGAGGTATTTATCCGGTCTACGTTCCTTAATCCTATCAATCTCCTTAATAAAACTATTTGATAGGTTTGTTAGATTGTCAAGGTATGTTGTATGGATATAGGTTACACCTTCCTTTGTACCGTTGAATCCATCTTCTATAGAACGGTTCTGGAAAAACCTTTGATATATCCAATGTTCACGAGTAGTAGGGTTTAGAACAAGGATACATCTATTCTTTGCTATCTTACTTCTGATGGAGAAGTCTATCTTATCGAAGGATGCTTCGTCATTAAGCTCTTCTGCTTCGTCTAGTACAAATGTATTGATACCTTGTATAGACTTTAGCTTCGCAGTTTGGTCTCCACTTGCAGTCTTGATACCGCTAAAGTATATTGAACTACCGGTCAACTTATTTGTGATTTCGGTTTTGGTTATCTCAAATTGGCTCTCTACCCCCATAAGCTCTAGCTTCTCCCTAAACTCTGGGATAATACTCATCGAAGCAGAACTCATCGTGTAACGAGTAAACAACGTTTTAGTGCCTTGCTCATAAGTAAGGAGTACTAAGAAGGTGTTAATCGCAAAAGACTTACCTGAGCCTCTACCTCCTGTCACGACAAAGTATCTACTATCAGATTGAAATAGTGATTGGTACTTAGGGTTTAAATCTATTTTGTCAACCATATTATAAATTTATCCATTAAGGTTGGATTGTAAGTCTTTCTTATATATGAAAGCATCCTAAAGCTAACCCCCATATCCCTCATTGTTCTTGACCAACCTTTTTTCTTGTAGTATCTATATATTTTGCCGTATTGACCTTTATACTTACCACCATTGCCAAGTTCTATTTTGTTTTTTTTAGCATCTTTTACATTCTGTTTTTTCGTTCCCAATGATATATTCTCAAAACGATTATCAGATGGGTTGTCATTAAGATGGCGAACTAAAATTCCAGGTTCAAAAATCTTATCACCATATAATTGATAGGCAATAAACCTATGGGCTAAAACGCTTAAATTAGAATTATTTTTATCTGGATGGCGGTAGCTAAATCGAATCCTATTGTCTGGGCCTATTGAACCAATTTCTTTTCCTTTGGCGGAAATTATTGTACCATCCTCCAATGCTCTAAAACCCCTCTCATAACAGCTTATTATTGCTGAATTACCGGATTTGTTTTTTATCTGATTTATTTTATCCATAACTATTTATTTTTATATCCACTTTCTCTAAATATAGTGTCCACATAATATCCAACTATTGGATTGACTAAGTAATTCCAGAAGTCATCTGGCATCTCCTCCTCTAAAATTTTACCCTTATTTTTTTTCATCTTTTATATCTTCGTGATCCACATCTATAGTCTTCGGCTTGGAGAAGTCTACAACCGGGATATTAATATTAGTATTTACGTTTAAGTCCTGTTGCTCTTTTGGTTTTCCATAACGATACTCCCATAACATCTTAGTGTAATTGAAGTTACCTTCTGCCGCTTTCTTAGCAACGTGAATCCAAGCCTTCTCTTCACTACCAAAAGCCTTTGTTAGAGCTTTTAGAGTTAAAGCATTGGTCTCCTTCTCTTTTATTTTTGGAGGCCTACCCTGACCTCTAGATATACCTTTGACAGCACCGTTATTACGTCTACCATCTGGTTTCTTTGGTTTTTTGTCCTCTTGTTCCATTATGCGTAGCTATTTATGTCTATTCCTAATACCCTTAATTTTGGAGTAACTGACTCAATCATTTTATTGAGCCGTATGTTCTCCTGTTGTAAAATCATCAATCTATTTGATAATTTGTCTATATGAGCCTCCTGTCGTTTATAAATATCAAAAAGCTCAGGTCTATTTTCTATATTGTTGAAGTTAACCTCTATTTGTTCTTCTAATATTTGTACATCCATCAACTCCTTCTTAAACGCAATAGGATTCCTACACCAAACATCGTTATAAGTTTTTATACTATGGATGACTGTGGAGTGGTCTCTATTTAATAAGTCAGCAATCTTTGTATAACTAGCTGGAGTATTCCTTCTACATAATATAGCATAAACAATTCTAGCGTACACATAGTCCATCCTTCTGGACTTTATGGCGATGTCATCAATCCCATAATATTTCTCAACAGTTTTCTTTATCTCTTCAGGTGTCATATTAATCTTCCTTTCTTATTTTATAATCTCTATAAGCCTCAACAATACCAGCACAACATTCGTACTGTTCTGTATCCTCATAGAAGCTCATTAAGTGTCTTATATCCTCTTCCGCTAATACTCCAAGAGTAAGGGAAAGGTAGGTTTCATTATAACATTCTTCTTTACTATAGTACATCGTATAAATAAAATTCTTCTGGAGAACGTTTCTTATCTACAAAGTAATCTCTATAAATCTGACAAGCCGTTTCAACCTTAGCCTTACCACTAAGATAAAACTCCTTGCTACATTCAAATATACCTAGTGCATTTGACTTCTTATCAATTACCACAAACGTAAAGCAATCATAAGGTATGTCAAACAATGTGCAATAAATATACATTTGACTATCGTAATTCCACTTATTAGCGGAGTACCTAAATCCCTTGACATCATCTGTGGATTTTAAGTCTACGATATATCCATCTCCTAAGATATCAGCCTTAGCTCTAAATGGAAAATCAAATATTTCGCCAATACCAGGAACCTCTTGTCGGGTATGTTTCAACATATCCATACACCTAGAGTTTACAAGAAAGGTATTCGCCATATCCTCAGCTTGTCTTTTCTCACTTAACGTATAGGCTTCCCCATATTCAGATAATGCTTCCTTAAACTTGATTGTGTTTCTACTCTTAACATCTACAAATTTTAGGGAGTCCCACTTCTCAGGTTCTAATATCTTATAGTGGAATAGTGATCCGATTCTCAATGCGGAGGAATTTTCTGTAGAACCTCCTAAGGATTGTTGGTACTTAAGAGGTGAGTCTAATAACTTAGTACAAGATGAGGAGGAGAGTGCATTCTCCCCCAAATATCCAAAGTAGAATTCATCATCCATCATCTTATTTAAGATGTCTTGAACTTGCCAAAATCTACCATCTAAAGTAGTAATGGTTCTTGGATTCATAATAGTATTGTTTTTAAGATACATCTCTTAACAGACTCCGGTATTTTTGGGTCTACAAGTTCTTCCTCCATTTGTCGGAGTAATTCAAGCCGAGCATAAAACTCAATCGCTTGTTCTTCGTGGTCGAAGTTTCCTAATAATTCTTTTGTTCTTCCCATTACTTTACAAGTTTTAATAGTTGTTTTATTAACATTTCTATACCATCTAAGGTATACAGAAAAGGTATCATCAATACCTCTATTACAACCTCAATAATGTAGAAGACCCCTATAAATAGGAATATCAGCGTGTAGTGGGGATTTAATAATAGTAATTTAAGTATTTTCATTTTACCTTTGTTTTTAACAAAGATAGAATAAAATCTTAATAATCCAAATTATTTTTTAGGATTGAATTGTTCTTTCCAAATTGTTTGACAAACTGCAAACCGTTGGTCTCTGTCTGGGTACTCTTCTCCTATCTTAGCATTCCCCATACAACGTTTTGTAAAATCCTTATTTGTCTCGTACTTCTTTGGTTTCAGTAGTGGCATCTATTCCTAATTTAGATTCGATTCTTTCTATTTTAGCAAGGGCTACAACCAACGCTTGTTGGGTTAGTTTTATTTCCCTCTTCATCCTAATTAACTCAGATTCTTTCATATTGTTTTCTTAATCCTTTATAAAACATATCCAATGCGTCTGCATCTTCTTTCCGCTTTTATGACCGTATAATGGTTTCTGATCAGTAAGTGTCAATATCTCTTTAACAGGAAATCTCACTTCATTCCACTTGAAAATAAGAGTTCCATTTGGCTTTAAGACTCTAAAACACTCTTTAAAACCCTTCTTAATCATATCCCTCCAATCACCTTGTAAAGCCCCATATTTTTTTGTTATCTGACTTTCTGAATATTGTTCTATATGGGGAGGATCAAAAACAACGTGCCAAAAAGAATTATCTTGTTGCTCTATGTTTGTAAAATCTCCAATGATATCAGGGTCAATTATATTTGTTTTCGTACCACAAGGATAAACATCTATATGAGTTTCTCTTCTCTTGTCTAGATACAATGCTCTTTCGTCATTCTTATCAAACCACATACCCTTAGGCCCACAACAAACATCCAAAACCTTTTTCATCTGTTTAGACGTTTAAGTTTCTCAATGTATAGCGTAGCATCCATAAGCTCCTCTTGTAGATGGTTTAAAAATGCGTAAAATCCATCCGGATTATCTTGCAAGGTAGTCTTATAGGTTTCTATACCTTTTCTACTCCTTGCATCATACTTATCCTTAACAGCCTCTACGATTGAGTCTACTTTAGGATTTTCGTTTGTGGAGGATGTAACATACCCTCCAGACTCTAATAAGTCAAAATACTTGTCTACTGAACTGCTCATAATATTTCTGCGTCTTTTACATCTAACATTGCAACTATTTTCTCCACCTTATTATTATTGGAGAAGTAGGTTGTCTTATTGTGGAATTGAACTTCCCATACTGGATCGACTAAAAATAAGTCAAATCTATAGACTCCGTTTGGAGTTGAATTAATGTAAATTGGAGTATCTATAGTATCACTACATTTAAGGTGGAGTGCATCATACTTTTTCTTTTCAATCAAAAGCGTATCATAATGCCTACCTCTACATTTCAATTCTATACGATGGAGAAATTGTGGGCTATAACAATCCCATCGACTCATTGGTTTATGGCTCTTAACTAAATCTGGATATACTGTATTTTTAAGATACAAAAATAAATCCTTCTCAGTCATTACTTATATTCGTTATAAACTCTTTGGAGCTTGTTATAAACATTATTCTTAAAACAACTCCCACAAGATGTAGGTTGTGCTTTATCTTTAAAGACTCTATTGTAAATCATAATAAGTCTTTCTTGTTGTTTAGGAGTGATGGTGTTCTTACCTGCCTTGAATATCTCATCTAAATACTCATATTCATCCTCCAACAAACACTCTGGTTTATTATACGGAAAAATCTTATTAAGTGTTTCTTTGCGCTGATCGCAACCACAATCTTCTCCTAATATAAATTTAGCTGCTTTTTTGATTCCAGTAGCCTCAAAGAACTTCTCTACAGTATCTCCAAAACCAATAGACTTACTCGGTGTTTTTGCGCTTTGCTTTTCGGTACTGTCGATATTCTTCGATTGCACCTTCTTTGATTTTAGCCTTGCCATTGCTTAATGTATTAAAAATTGAACTCAAACTAATTTTAGTGTCCTTAGCTATTTTTCTCATACTCATCTCTTCAAAGAAATGAATATTGAATATTTTCTTATCGTACCAATACCAATCGTCTACAATACCCTCCACTTTATCTATCACCTTATCGAACTTAATTTTCTCTTCAGTATTATTGTCATCCGGAATAGACTCTATAAAACGCCTTACAGTTTCATAATCTACAAATAATTGTCTATTCTTAACATTGCAAGAGGATAAGAAAAGATTTCTTAGTGTGACATAAACATAATAAGTATTGACCTCAGTCTCATTGTAAAGTATTTTCTTAGGGTCATCTACATAATCGTTAATCCTAATATACATTTGCTGTACAAGCTCATTTGCATCGTCATCACTAATTCCAAATGACTTAGCCATAGCAAACCAATCTTGATGTTTATCCGCCAAAATGTCAATTACCCTCATTTCCATATATGAAATGATATACCAATTATACCAATCATTAACTGAAATAGGTGTTCGGTCTCTTCGAGATCGTCATCCTCAATTTCCATTTTGGTGTTCCAATAGTTGAATCCAACCATAAACCCATAAATAGGGAATAATTGTATATACATCTTTACAATTTAGTTATTATTACATCTAGTCTAGGGTTTGCTTTATCAATCCCCATATAACAAGAATTTACCTCCACAACAGTAGATAAATCATCACTCTCTATACACCCCAATTCCACCATCGCATCTTGAAAGAATTTATCTATTACTGATATCACATTCATAAGGTCTCTAGTCCTTTTATCCGGAGCAAAGTAAAAGTACTCAATTTTAACCTTACCATCAATTCTAAAATTTAGCATTCTCGATATATCAGCTTTAAACCTTCTTTTAATATCATTGCTCACTTGATAGTGCCAATTCCTGTAGTTATTCAATGTCAACCATTTCCTCTTGTTGCTCCGATTGGTTATGTAGAGAGGCAGAGACATTATTATTTCTTTTTCTTCTTTCATCTATTTCCGATAAAGGTGTTGACCCATTAAAGTAATACCTTTGTTCAAAAATGTTAAATTCTATATCTCCCACCTCTTGAGGAATCCCTACAAGTTTTTGTTTCTTAATCTTCTGTGAACCAAATATAACCTTTTTATCTTTAAAGTCAATAGCTCTATTTGGTCTCCATACCATAAGTACGTTATCAGCCTTATTGGCAAATTCACTTCCCCCCTTGATATAGTTGACATCCGGGCGAGGATAACGACCTGTTTCATCTTTTCTTGGAGTAATTTGATGGGCAACTAAATTTAGCGATACATTATTCTCCACCGCAAATTGTTTAAGCTTACTCATAAAACGTGAAATATAAAGGTCTTCTCTCTCCCCACTCAACATTTTATGTTGGATAGTATTGTATGGGTCTATTATTAAACCTCGTATACCTTTACTCCTCACGAGATATTTAGCCTTATCAAATATTGCTCCAAGAGTAAAATTCTTTGGAGGATAAATTATAAAGAAATGGTCTTGAACAAACTTAAGACCTTCTCTATACTCATCAAGACTCATTTGCAATTTACCGTAATAAGGATCAGAAGTCTTGCCAATATACATATCCACCAAATCATTTATCAAATCATTGATAGGGAAGTTCTCCGGAGAGAATATACCAAACTTCCACCCCTCGTAAGATGACTTGATTACTGCGAGTTGATTAAGGAATAAGGATTTACCCTCGTTCTGATACCCTGTCCAAACATTAACTTCTCCTAGTCTCCAAGTCCAGGCATCATCAATATCTCCAACATAAGTAGTAGTACCTCTTGCAACACCATTATGAAACCCATCCATCAAACTCTCATATACATCTCCAACAGTAAAGACACCCTCCACCTTAGGGTCTAAAGCGTTTTTAAGGCGTTCTAAGAGACTTTCTTTACCTTCGTGGAGTAATACCTCATTTGCATCTTTATAAGGGCTTAAATCGACTAATTTACATTTCTCAGAGCCAATACGTCTTAATAACTCCTTTTGAAGTATTCTCCCATTCTCATCGTTATCAGTTGCTATATACACTAGTTTAGCAGTTTCAAACACTTCGTAAGAGTTATCAATACACTTAAGCTTGCCATCTATATTCTTATCTGTGGGGTTTGGCGCACCCATATTAACAGAAGTATGGGTAGTGATACCAGCTACCTCCCAAGACAAAGAGTCCATCTCCCCCTCACAAATAACTAGTTTTGTATTGTTTACTACTCGATCATAGTTATAGATAATAGGTTGAGCATCTTTAGCTTGAGTAAAGAACTTGCCATCTACACCTCGTGTTTTATAGTTTACCATTACTCCATCTTTGAAATAAGGAAACACTATCATACTCCCATTGGAGGAAGATACTATCTTGTTTTTATCAATCACCTCATCAGTAATACCTCGTGAATTTAAAAAGTCTCTACCCTCCTTAGTTAACTTCTGGAGATTATTCTTAGTTGGTATCTTGTATAAGTTATCCATCTCTTTTGTTTTGACGTTACCTGCCCACCCACACTTATGGCAATAATAAACTCCCTTCTGAATATTTACCGCCAAACATAAATCGTTATAATGGGTCTTACCTACCTTAAGGCAATTTGGACATTTTAGTTTTTGCTCCTCTTGGTTTAGTGATTTTAAGTTTATTCCTAGTTGTTCAAATTCTTGTATCATTTTTTTTGTTTCTTGATTTGTAGTATTATACTAAGTATTATATATTATATTATATTATATATTATTATTATATCTTACTAAGTACTATAAGTATAGTACTAAGTATATTATACTAAGTATTATACTTGCTATACTTAGTATAATTCTCTTTGTCTAAGAAAACTTTTATCGTTCTCTTTTTACCGTAATGACCAATAGATTGAGTATTTCTAGATATAACCCCCTTATCCTCTAGACTACTCAATAACCGGTAATACGTTCTCTCACTTACATTTATGGAGGATAAAAGCTCCTTATCTGTAAGTAAACATACACCATCATTCTGACTAGCATCCATAGCTATCTCAGTCAATAAATCAAACTCGTTATAAGTTAATTCCATCGAACACAATTTAAGTTGAAAAAGGGGAGCATTAAAACTCCCCCTAATCTACACAAACAGAATATTAAAACGGCATATCAGTCTCCACAACATTATTGTTTGGCTTAGACTGTTGCTTAGTCTCATTAGCAGGAACATAATCATTTATCCATACTGAATGTGATTTACCGTATTGGTCAACTTCTTTTTTTGCTCCAATAGTAAGTTTCACATAATGTTCTCCATTATACTCAAACCAATAAGGCTCTAACTTACTTTTTGCAATTGAGATGTTTACTAAGTCGTATCCTTTAGCTTTTACACCTTGTCCTACGAATTTACGATCATTGTTTTGATTACTCATAATATAAAAATTAAAATTAAGATTGTAGTAATTGAGCAACTTCTTTGCTCACTTTGTATTTTTTTCTAATATCGGTTATTGTATAACCTTCCTTCATTGCTCTTTTAGCATTGTCAAACTGAATGGTATTCTTTTGTAACCAGGATTTACCATCGTCTTCTCCACTTTCTGTAGCTATTGGAGCTGAAGTTACCTTATCGTGGGTGTTAGTAGCATCAGCATCCTTAGTATCGTCAATCAAGAACAACCCATTTAACGCATACTTTCTAGCGTAAGATGAACTTGCTCCAAATGATTGTGCGATATCCATACCCTTTTTATTTGGGTTGATACCAGCTTGAGCTGAAGAACTAATTGCCGTTGTACCATCTGATATAACAGCAGTAGCCTGGATAAAATACAATTCTCCTAATTGTACAGTCTCATCAGTAAGAGTAACTGTAAGATTGTACTCATTAAGTAATGGCTTTACAGCCTCTAAGATGTCCTCACAGCTCCTATAGTTATAATTACCGAAACTGTTCCTTTGGTTCTTTGGTGCTTTCAGTCTCCCCTGAATAGCGACCAGTTTATCATTTATAGTTTTCATATTACAAATATAGTCATTATTTCCAACTGACAAAATATTTAGAGCAAAAAAAGAGCAGTCGATTAAAACTGCTCTCTTCTCCAAGAAACAAAGATAAACTTAAATTCCCAAAGGGAGGGGTATTAAATTCACATTTACAAATATACCTATTAAATTCACAAATCCAATGTTTTTAGTAATAATTTTCCTTCAGATTCGTCAATATCTTTTATAACCGAGTAAATAAACTTACTTGACTCCTTCACTTCGTTTCTTTCCTCCTTAGTAGAATCTAACCCTAACTTAGTATAATTACTACAGTCTAGTTCTAGAAGTTTGTCAATGCGTTGTTTAGCTGATTGTTGGTAATCCTCAGCAATTTTACGAGCATACTCAGTTATGTTCATTCTCATTACGATATTAAATTGATTAGACTTATCTTCCTTGACCTCTATAAGTTTTCTTATAGTTTTTAGAAGACTTTAATTTGCTTGTTTTACTCTTTGCGTGGGTATCACGACTTACTTTCTTTTTAACTCTATAAACGAATGTAATTCCTTTTGCCATTACTTCTTAAAGTTTACTCCAATTTTATCAGCAGTTCTTGCGCCAAAATACCCACAAAGAACCCAAGTCAATAGATCAGATGTATCGGAGGTATCTAACCCCATAAACCATCCCCCAACATAGCTTAAAACCAATACAGCAAGAGTTAAAGGTCTAACATTCCTTGCTAACCAGGATTGACTATGGGAGTCTGCAACCCATCTACGAGTTATCCCATCTATCTCAGCGCGTTCTATTTTAAGTTTTTCTAAGGCTACTTCCTTATCGGCATCACTCATTTCAGAACCCCCTATAATAGCCTCTATAACACTTCCTACTGGAGTATCTTCTGCTATCTTTCCAACTACTTGAGGTATCTTTTCAAGGAGAAACTGACCGACCTTAGTATCCTTAAACTTCTTTTTACTCATTCTTTATCTCAGACATATTGTTGTCCCAACTGTGTTAGTATGTCCATATTGCACTTGACTTATCCGGGTCGTTATCAACGTGGATAAATGTTTTTGCAACTCCAATTCTATTGAATCCTGCTTTGATAAGGGAGTCAATGATAGTCCATCTATCTGTACCGCTTGTGCAAGCGATATCGGCTGCGTATCCTCTAAGATGGGAGGAATTTGCAACTCCACCGACCTTTGAATTATGAGATTCAGTTCTGTAACCACTTGTGATCTTAAACGGTATTCCTGCTGTATCTCGCGCTTTATCGAGCAACTTGAGAAACTCGTTATCCATATTGATACCGCTATTAGGTAAGTCAGGCGAATCAAATTCACCAATCGTAAAGTACTTCGCCTCATACATACTGTACAAACAATCCAATTAACATTAACGATAATAGCCCTACTAAACCAATGAGAAATAAGTCAAACGCCGTGCCACTTGCAGCACGTTCTATAAACCAATACTTTATTGACTTAAGTATCTTCATCTTCTTTTCTTGTCGTTGTTTTCTTTTTGTATCCACTCTAAGTCTTTCATAAAATCTCTCATTTCCAACTTAATAGTTTGAAAATCTTCTTCTAGTTTACGTTGTGCCGGCCAAGTGTATTTTTGCTCGTTTTCTTTAAGTTTTTTTACAGCAGTATCGTTAGCTTCAATCTTAGCACTTAGTGTATAGTAAGACCCAACAATAGAGGCAAACATAGCTGCTATTGTTATAATTTGGGTAATTGAGATAGTGAAGTCAGCTTGACCATCTCCGTTTATGTCTATCTTGCTCATTTAAGTTTTTGGTATATTTGTATTGTTGTATATACTATAGCCAAAACTAAAGAGACTGCTTGTAAATATGGATTAATACCATCTAATACACTAACGTATAATGCTACTATATTTAGTCCGTATGTTTTAATATCAGTTATCATTTTTTTCTTCTACTTCCGTAAAAGAACCATCTGATAAATCCACATTTATCTTGCCGTATTTCTCTTCAAGTTCTTTCTTAGTCTCTTCTTGTTGATTCTGAATTACGGAGTATGCGTGGAGCAAAGAATGTTTCTGCACATCCAATACCCCTAAATCGCGGAGGATTGCACCTTTTTTGGCTTCTTGCTCTTTTAATACTTGTAATTCTTTTTCTTCTAATTTACTCATCTTATTGTATTTTAAGGATTATCCTCAAATATACGAATTATTCTCCAATTTGCTTTCTTACTACCGTAGGATTTATTTTTTCTTCAATTTGTGCGTCAATGTTAGCTTTCAATTCAGCTACTCTATCCTCACCCATTGCCGTTTCAATCCAACCGTTAATTTGTTCTTCGGTAATATCCGCAAACGCGGTAAAAGAAGATAAATCGCTTGTGTCTAAAGATTGCGTACCATATACGCTCCCAACGTTGCCGTTTTCATCTTCACCAGTTAATCGCCAATGAACGTTGAATATAACGTCAGCGTTGCCGTCTAAATCAGGATAGGTATCTACCGTTTTGTTATTCCAATTGTAAGTCATTATTCTACTATTTCTGGTTGGTTAATACTCGCTTCGTATTCGCTAATTAAGTCAGCAGTCCAAACTGCATCAGCAATCGCTCTTACTCCATTAGCATCTGCTGCTTCGTAATCACCACAGCTTACTACTGTACGCTCAAAGGACTCTGAAATCTTTACGCCATCTTCTAATATCTGATTAGAGTAGCGAATTTGTAGATGCTTGTACTTTGATACAATTTCTACTTTGTCTTGAATTTTTTCTTTTGTTAGTGCCATTATTTATTTATTTATTATGATGCAAAATATGTTAATGAAAATTGTAAATCACACGCCCCACTATTAATATCTGAAATTGTTGATGATACCCCTGAACCATTATCAAATTGTTCAGCTATACTTATAGTTGTAGCATTATCAGCTGTATATACAATAAAACCAAGTGAATCTGCGTTTGCGTTAAGGAAATTACATTTTAAAGCACCTGTGTAAACGACAGTCCCAGTTAAAGCAGCAGGTGTATAAGGAAGATTTCTAATATATATAAAATTCCCTGGAGTCATCCCTGTTGTGGTTATGTTGGCAAATTGACAAGTAACTGTAACTTGCCTTCCTATTTTTGTGTAATGACCTTGACTGCTTGAGTAAGTTGCAGTATTCCCCCCACTTGCAGCATCTGCTACTTCAGGTGTCCAAGTCCCTTCTTCGTAATCATCTAATATATTGGCATCAGCAGCCCCCCCTTGAAAACCAATTCCTATGCTTGTACCTGAAGCTGAAATACGACCTACTTGAGAAGCATCCTTCCTTATATCTATAACAGTACCATCACTTCCTTTTCTATTAAAATAAGCTACTGTACCACTATCTCTACTAAAATTAGCAAAGCCACCCGTTCTGAAAGTAATTCCTGTACTATTATTTGTAGCAGGAGCATCTTCAGTAGCATCAATCCAAATTTGACCGTTACTCGTTATACGCATTTGTTCTGCAGGCGTTCCTCCAACCGCAGAAGTCCAAAAAGTCATTCCATCACCCCAAGAATATAATCTTGGTCTTGATGCATCTACTGAAATCCCGAAAGCAGGAGAAGTACTACCAGAATTACCTGCGGTTCTTGTAAAATAAGCAGCAGAAGAACCTACATTGACTTCAAATTTGCCTGCTGGAGCCGTACTACCTATTCCAACGTTGCTATCTGTGTTTATATAAAAAGGAACAACAGCACCCTGTCTTATTCTGTAAGCGTTTGATGTAGCTAAATCTAAACTTGTTAAACTTGTAGTTTGCCCAAATGTCATTGAGCCACTATTATTTCCAAATCTCACAATATCAGAAGATGTACCACTATCAACATCAAGTTTTCTAACTGGACTAACACCTATCCCTACATTCCCACTCGAGTCTATCGTCATTCGGGGGGAAAAGTCTGCATCATTCCTTGTAAAGAACTGCAAGTCCGCTTTTTTAGCAGAAACATCTGACCAAACACTTTTAATTGCAGAACCATAAGCAGATGAAGTACCTGAATAATAACCACCAAAATTTATAACGCCGTGAACATCATTATCAGCAGGAGAGGTAGTATAATGTAATAAATCTATTTGAGCACCTCCTGCTCCCGTATTTGTACTTGTAACTCTTATAGCATCCCCTGAACCATTAATGTGTAATAATGCGACAGGACTATCAGTCCCTATTCCTACGTTTTTGTTGTGTGCAATAGTCATAGCAAGACCTTGACCCGATGTGAAATCTATTGAGGACTCGGTAGTTGATGCAAGGTTTTGAATTAAACTCCAGTTATTGCTTCCGCCATTTAAATCATTTTTTATAGCAAGACCATTGCCTTTTAGATTTAATAAACTGCTTGTAGTATATGGCGTTAATCCTATTCCCACCTGACCGCTTTCTTTTATGGTAAATAAATCACTTGCAGCGTTATTATTCCCAACAACAAAAGCCCTATCCGTTTGATTATTGTCGCTATCTATGTCAAATCTTATTGAACCGACAGATTTAATCCAACCACCATTAGAATATCCATCAATAGCTATTTTTCCATCGGATTCTATGCGCATTCGCTCGCTGAGATTTGTCATAAACTTGATACCGCCTGCTTGTGCGTTTAAGAAAAGCCCGTTACTTGAAGCAGTACCAGTAGTAATTACACCTGCATCTTGCCAAGCACCTACCGTTGAATATGTTGAACTAAAAGCAGCTATATCTATCCTTGCTGAATCGCTTTCTAAATACATCCTTGCATTGGCAGCATTACCTGCATTTGTATTTACAATTCTTATAGCATTATTGCCATCGATAGCTTTTTGGAGTTCCAATGTTTCAGTAGGACTACCCCCTATTCCCAAACTTGCAGTACTCGCATCCCAGTAGAAAGCCTCATTAGCAGAAGTATCTCTAAAGGATATATCGCCCCCGCTTGTAATACGCATTCGTTCTATAGGAACATAACTATTTCCGCTATTTCCACCTGTTAAAAATGTTAAACTACTACCAACACCTTTTATTGATTGTTTATGAGCAGAATTACTACCATCTCTAGGAAAAAAATCAACTCCAGAATTTGAATTTGTTCCAGACCCTTGTATTGTTACTGTTGCATCTCCTCCCAATAAATGAAGTAAAGTGCTTGGTGTAACTATCCCCAATCCCACTCGATTGTCAGTACTATCAACGTATAAAGTGTTAGTATCTACTGTAAGGTCGCCTGTGATTGTAGCTGCTCCTACTTCTATTGAGTTAGTAGTAGTGTTGCCTCTTGTTGTAACAGCGTCTAAAGTGTCGCTTTCTGCTGTCAAATAAGTGTTAGTATCTACTGAGCCATCTGCTTTTAAGAACTCTGTAGATGATCCTCCTGTTTTTACGATTGTAGTGGCTTCTAATCCTGCTACTTGAATGTCTGCTAAAGCATATCCTGTGCCTGCTGTATCAACTGTAGTAGTAGGCTCTACCTCTAAACCTTTGAACAGCTTAAAAGTATCAGTATCTGAAGCATCCTTAAATAATCCTGCAAACTTAGTAGTAACACCTGAATCTAAAGAGTATTTAGCATAGAACCCTGTATCTACTGAGTTAGCATCATTAGCAATAGCCAAAGCAATTAGTGGATCTTCTACTGATAGCGTCTGAGTGTTTACTGTGGTAGTAGTACCATTTACTGTTAGATCATTGCTAACTATCAAGCTGCCTGCTATTGTAACATCATCAGGTAAGCCTACTGTGTAAGATGGTGCGCCTCCTAGAGCTTGATTAGCAGTTCCTGTTATTTCTATTTGGTTTGTAGTGCCATTTATTGTGATCTCAGTATCTCCCTCTACTGCTGTGTTAGCAGATGAGCCATAATCTACTGAAATTGTAGGCTGTGATCCTTCTCCTGTGTTGCTTGCAATAGTAACTCCTGTACCTGTTCCTAAGTTAGCTACATAGTCTCCTGTGGTATCTGTTCCTAGTGCTACTGAGTCAGGCTGAATAGTGGCAGCTATTGTAATATTAGCAGTACCGTCAAAGCTAGCCGATCCTACTACGTCTCCTGATAATGCAATATCTCTAGCTGTTTCTAAAGCAGTAGCTGTATCTGCATTCCCTGCGATATCTCCTGTAATGTTACCTGAAACATTTACATTGATAGTATCAGGAAGTCCTACTGTAAAAGTCTGATCTGTTAGGCTTACTTCTACTTCATTAGCTGTGCCTTGAATAGTCATTGTCTGAGAATCCAAATCCACTGCTGAGGTTGTAGTACCGTCTGTTATATCTAAATCCTGAGCTGTAATGTTAGCATCTACATAAGTCTTTATGGCTTTTGCTGAGGCTAGTGTGTCATCTAAAGTAGAAACAGTAGTAAGATCTGTGTCTAGTACTCCTGCTTTTAAGTTGTCTACCTCTAAGTTTGAGATAGTGTTATCATCTGCATCTATGGTTTTATTAGTAAGCGTCTGAGTGCCTGTAAGCGTTGCTACTGTGCTGTCAATATTAACTGTAAGAGTTTGCCCTGATGCTACCGTATCAATTCCTGTACCTCCTGCAATATCTAGCACCTCAGAATCTAAGTCCACACTTCCTGTTCCTGTATCACCTTGAAAATCTAAGTCCT